AGACCTGCCACGGGATGATGATGCATCACTGGAATCCCCGATGCTCCCCGCCATGGGGCCCGGAAGAGTTGTATCTGAAAGTCCAGAACGCGTACCGGTATTCCCGTGACCGCGCCGGAAACGCATCACAAGACGGGCAGAACAAAGAGGCGGCCGGGATGTTCGAGGAAGTCAAACTCGAGGCCATCACGCGCCCGTATCGCGACATCGGTCTGGCATACCCGGAACGCCATTGGATTGTTGACGGGTGGATTCCCATGGGTGGAACCTGTCCGACGTTGTTCGCGGGCGATGGCGGTACCGGGAAATCGCAACTCGCCCTCCAGCTGGGCTATGCGGTGGCCGCGGGGCAGTTGTGGCTCGGGATGGAAACGAGGCAGATGCCGGTGCTGAACGTGTCCTGCGAGGATGACGACGACGAAATCGACCGGCGCCTCTATGCCTGCCGGCAACACGACCCGTTCCAGGCCTCTCAGGATCGGCCCTTCTGGTCGATGTGCCGGGTGGGCAAGGCCTCAGTCCTCGCGATCGGAGAAGGCGGCCAGGTCCGGCCCGGGCCTTTCTATGCGGTCCTCGACAAGGCTCTCGAGGAAATGGGCGACGAACCCAAGTTGCTTGTGCTCGACACCGCGGCCGACATGTTTGCCGGCGACGAGAACAACCGTCAGGAGGTCAACGCGTTCGTCAAGGTGGGGCTCAACAGCCTCGGCCAACGTCACAACGCCACGATCGTCATCCTGTCTCACCCCAGTAAGGCGGTAGGATCTACATTTTCCGGGTCCACGGCGTGGAATAACGCGGTCCGCAACCGCCTTTTCCTGAAATATCACGACCCCAAGAAGAAAACCTCGTATCGGGTGCTCTCGAACGAGAAGGCGAACTACTCGGCCGCGGGCGGGGAGATACTCCTGCAATACGATCGGGGCATCTACGTCCCGGTCCGGCAAACGGAACTCCGGAGCATAATCGCCACCGAGATCCTCGAGGCGATCCGCGAGGGCGAAGAGACTGGCAATCTGTGGTCGTTCCACAAGACGTCACCGCGGTATATCGGGAATGCCTGCATTTTCGGCACCCACGGGGAGGGCGCCTCCGAAGCCGACATCCGCGATGCCGTTCTGGCTCTCATCAAAGAAGGCGCAATCCACAACCGTACCGGGAAGTCTCGCGGGAATGGTCTGGTGGGCGCCGGGGACAACAAATACACGAAGCCGAAAGAACCCTCCGATGATGAAATCATCGAGCGGGAAGAGGAAGGAGAAGAGAAGTCATGGATGGAGTGAAGATGATCGGCCTGATGGGCTTCGCTGGCGTGGGAAAGGACACTGCTGCGGCCGGCATGCCAGGGTGGAAACGCTTCGCGTTCGCCGATGCCCTGAAACAGGACATATACCCATTACTCAACATGGTCGGTTGCGATCTTCGTGACCTGGAGCAGAAACGTAAGGCGCGGCCCTTCCTGGTCTCCTGGGGTGCCACCGCCCGGGCGTTCGATCCGATGATCTGGATCAAGCGCCTGGCCGCGGAGATCGAACGGTGGTCGGCCGGGAAGGAAGATCCGAGGATCGTCATCACTGACGTTCGGTATCTCAACGAGGTCCAGTGGATCATCGAAAACGGGGGTGTCGTGTATCGCATCGTCCGACCGGGGTATGGGCCGGCGAATACCGAGGAGGCGTCGTCATTCCGGGCGATCGAAATGTCGGGGTTTCGGTTTCCCCGGGTGGATAACTGCAGCACACCAGAGGAACTCGGAAAAACGATACTCGAAGTGACAAAAAGTCTCTTTCCGGGCGTTTGAAAGTATCCAAACGTGAATACTATGAGGCTAGAAAATACCGAAAAAACGCCCCGCAAACCCGCATCACTTCGTTGGCGAACAAAAGGCGAAAAAACCAAGGCAAACGGGCATCACAACAGGAGATGCGAGGATAGTATCCAAGAAAACGCAAACCCGCTGGTGATGCGGATCTACGTAGCGCGAGGTGCCTGCGAGGTGAATATTCGCGTCAAAAATGGACAGTTTTTGAACGTGGTGAGAGGTGTCTGCGAGGATAGTATCCAGTTCTCGCAGAACCGCATCGGAAGCGTATCTACGTGGTGAGAGGTGTCTGCGAGGTAGTTTTGTGAGCGATCGCCCCGTGACCGATTCGCGACTGCGAGAGGTGGGGGTGTGACTATAGGAGTCACCCCCAACCTCGCATCGCACGAATCATCGACACTCTACCCTTCTCCCTCAGAGAGAAAGGCCAAAAAATGAAAAATGCATCGAAAAATGAAACTCGACAACCGATAATGGCAATCGATCCGGGCGCCTCCGGCGGAATTGCATGGCGGCAACCGAATGGGGTTATTCGAGCGATCACCATGCCGCCAGGTATGACCGCGATACACGCCCTGTTCAAGTCCATCCTCATGGAAAATCTAGGCCTGGAGTGCTACATCGAACAGGTAGGGGCTCACTTTCCTGGCAACCGGGCGTCGGCCTCGGTCAAATTCGGCCGCCACGTCGGAAACCTCGAAGCGGTCCTCTACTGCCTGGGGATTCCGGTCCGCAAACCTGTGGCGCCAGTGGTGTGGATGAAGATGTTCCGCCCCCTTCCGACCGGGATGGCGGCCCCGCAGAAGCTGGCTCGAAAGCGGGCGATCCTCGAGAAGGTCTCGAGGATGTTTCCCCAATGCAAGGTCTCCCTCAGGACAGCGGACGCCCTTGGGATACTCGCCTGGGCTCTCGGCATGCCTGCGCCAACGGTTGACTGGCTCGAGTAAACCGGATATCGTTAGAGTGAACGGGGGTGATTTCATGCCACCAGCGGAGGAGCAAAGTCAAAACATGGGTGACAAACCTTGCCAGGCGCACGGGGAAATCATGGAAAGCATCGGCTACATCCGAGGGCGGATAGACGAGATTGCTGACCGCACCTCCCGTATGGAAATGAGGATCGACTATTCGGTGCGGCCGCCGAGCGGCGGAAATGTTGTGTCGGTGTCGTCGGGGGTTCCGGCTCATGCGCCGGGGCCCTTACCGTCTCCGCGTCATGCGGACGACGGGCCCCGACTGCTGACCGCCCTGATTGCGCTCATTATGGCGGTGGCGGCCCTGTTGGGCACGTTGCAGCACTTCCAGCGGCAGACGCCGGCCGCCACGCCGAACGTGGTTGCTGTTTCACCCGGAGGTTCGTAAGCGATGGCAATGATGGTTGAGCGGGACGCCCGTGGGCTGACGCCCTCGCAGGCGGCTTTCGTCGATGGGTTCACCGGGTGCGTGACCGAGACGGCCAAGATCACCGGCCTGGCGCCCGGGTATTGTCAGGCGCTCATGAGTGATCCGAAATACGCCCATGTCCGCGCCTGCCTGTATGACAAGGTGCGGGAGGAACGGAGCCGGCGCCATGGGCGTGTGGTGGCTTCCCGCCTCGAACGCCTTTCGATGTGGACCTCGATCATGCGTGACAAGAAGCAGTTCACCAAGGACCGCCTCAAGGCCTCCGAGCTTCTGGGGCGGGCGCATATGGACTTCGTCGAAAAGACCGTGGTCGAGACCACCGGCCCCCTCCAGGTGTCGGTGGTCCGCGGGCTCGATGAGCGCCTCGAGATCCTTCGGAAAGCGGACTGGCTCGAATGATTGGTCTCACGCTCGAGCAGGCGAAGATCCTGTATCTCCAGGTGCTGGAGGACAATGACCACGAGGCGATGCGGGCGCTTTGCCGTCGTGACCTGTTCTTCCTGCTTTACATCGGGTGCAAGCGGAAAGACATGGACCATCCCTGGGTCTATGACAGGTGCAACGAGGTCCAGGCTTCGCCGGATGGGCACCTCGATCTCTGGGCCCGCGAGCATTACAAGTCCACGATCATCACCTACGGACGCACCATTCAAGACATCCTGATCGACCCCGAGGTCACGATCGGGATCTTCTCCCACACCAGGCCGATTGCGAAGGCCTTCCTCAAGCAGATCAAGCGCGAACTCGAGGAGAACGAGTTCCTGAAATCCCTGTTCCCCGAGATCCTCTTCGCCAACCCGCAGAAGGAGTCGATCCAGTGGTCGCTCGACGATGGCATCATCGTGAAGCGGAGCAGCAACCCCAAGGAGGCGACGGTCGAGGCGTGGGGTCTGGTCGATGGACAACCCACCTCGAAGCATTTCACCAAGCTCATCTACGATGACGTCGTGACCCGAGAGAGCGTCACGAGCCCCGAGATGTGCGCCAAGACCACCGAGGCCTGGGCGCTCTCCCTCAACCTGGGCGCCCGCGGCGGCACGACCCGGACCATCGGCACCCGGTATCACTTCGGCGACGCATACAAAGACATGATGGAGCGGGGAATTCCGCCGCGCCTGTATCCGGCGACCGTGACCGGGAAGTTCGAGGGGGACCCCGTCCTCCTCGACCGCGAGAGTCTGAACAAGAAACGCCGCGAGATGGGCCCGTACGTGTTCGGGTGTCAGATGCTCCAGAACCCGGTGGCGGACGTCGCCATGGGATTCAAGCAGGACTGGATTCGCCAGGCGATCATCTCACCCCGTCTGGGCTGGAACTATTACGTCATCGTCGATCCGGCAAACACGAAGCGGAAGAGATCAGATTACACCGCGATGCTGGTGATCGCGACCGCCCCCGATCAACGGTATTACCTGATCGACGGGATTCGGGATCGGCTGAATCTGGCGGAGCGGACGAAGGCGCTTTTCCACCTGGTCCGTAAATACCGGCCGATCGTGGTCGGGTATGAGCAATACGGGCTCCAGGCCGACATCCCGCACATCCGGGAAAAGATGGACGCCGAGTCCTACCATTTCGAGATCCGGGAGCTGGGCGGAGCCGCGTCGAAGTTCGACCGGATTCAACGGCTTGTCCCGATCTTCGAGCAGGGCCGGTTCTTCCTGCCCTACCAGCTTCTGAAGCTCGACTATCAGGGGATGCCATATGACCTGGTGAAGGTGTTCCTCCAGGACGAACTTCTGGCGTTCCCTGTCGCGGTCCACGACGACGTGATAGACTGTGCGTGTAGGGTCTGCGATCCCGAGATGGGGATTGTATTCCCGTCCGAGGCCGAAGCAGAGGTATACCCGGGCGTGGCGGCCCCTCCGCTGCGGTCCAACTCCGAATATGATGCGTTGAGGTGATGATATGTGCGGACCCGCTTTGGTTCCCATTGTGATCGGGGCAATCGGCCTTGGTGTTGTGAAGCACCAGTACGATCAAGCCCAGAAGGGCATGCAGAACGCCATGAACGAGGCGAACTCCCGGGTCGTGGCGCCCGCCCCGACGCCCTCCCCCGCGTCTCTCATGACAACCGAGCCCCTGAAGGACGTAGACGCGCAATCACAAGCGGCGCGGCGTCAGGCCAAGCAGAAGGCCGCGGCTCTTGCCGGGATGGGCGGAACGCTCAAGACGGGCGGTCTCGGCATCCCTGGTCCGGCCGCCACCGGCGGCAAAACCCTCTTGGGGCAGTAGCATGGAAACGATGATCAACCAGGCCGCACCGGCCGACATGCAACCGAGATACTCTGAATCTGAGCGCCAGGACATGGCAAAACAGATCCGACAACGGACCGCTGAGATGAAGCTCCAGCGGAACCGGTTCGAGGCTCATTGGCGCGAGATTGTTGAGTTTCAACTGCCCTGGCGGGGGAAGGGCCTGTGGTCGAAGCCCAGCGAGACCGAGGTCAACGACGGGGCGAAGAAGCACGGTTCGATTTTCAACAGTGTGCCGGAAGACGCGCACGAGGTTCTTGCCGCGGGCATGCATTCCGGGCTTACGTCGCCCGCCCGCCCGTGGTTCCGCCTGACGATTCCCGACGCCGACCTGGCCGACGATTACCAGGTCAAGGTGTGGTTGTGGGAGGTGGAGCGGCGCATCATGCAGGTCTTCGCCCGGTCGAACATCTACAATGCCCTGCATGCCATGTATAACCAGCTGGGCGGTTTCGGAACTGCGGCGGTCGCCCTCGAGGAAGACTTCTACACCGTCATCCGGGCGAAGTCCTTCGAGATCGGCGAGTACTGGATTGGTGCCGATCACCGCGGCGTGGTGGACACGTTCTACCGCGAGGTGTGGATGACGGTCGGCCAGGTCGTCAACAAATTCGGGATTGGCAATTGCTCCACGACCGTGCAGCGCCTGTTCGAGAACGGCAACCTCGAGAAGCCCGTCGCCGTCTGCCACCTCGTCGAGCCGAACGACGACCGGATGAAGCTCGAACTGCCACGAGATTTCTCTTGGCGGTCGATCTATTTCGAGTATGGGCTCGAGGGAAACAAGTTCCTCGACGTCGGGGGATACCAGGAATTTCCGATCATCGCCCCGAGATGGGATGTCGCCGGGTCGAACGTCTGGGGCTATGCGCCCGGGATGAAGGTGCTCCCCGATTGCAAGATGCTCCACAAGCTCGAGCGGAAAAGCCTGGTCGCCCTCGACAAGGTCATCGACCCGCCGGTCACCGCCCCGGGGAACCTCAAGGGCTCGCTGATCAACACCATGCCCGGCGGCCTCACCCACGCCGACTCAACCGGTACGGGCGTCGGGATTCGCCCCCTCTACGAGATTCGGCCGGACCTCCCGGCCGCCGAGCAGAAGATCATGCGCGTCGAGCAACGCATCCAGCGGGGCTTGTTCTATGACCTGTTCATGATGCTGTCGGGCGCTCCAGTCCCGTCGCAGATGACCGCGACCGAGGTTCTCGAGCGGCACGAGGAGAAACTGCTCATGATGGGGCCGGTTCTCGAGCGTGTTCACTCGGAGGCTCTGACCCCGCTGATCGATCGGACGTTCGCGATCATGTGGCGTGGCGGCCTGATTCCGGAACCGCCCGAGGAAATACAGGGTGAGTCCCTCCGCGTCGAGTTCATCTCGGTCCTGGCGCAGGCGCAGAAAATGATCAATGTCACATCACTCCAACAGACCATGGCTTTCGTGGGGAACCTGGTGGCGGCCGCCCCTGACGCCCTTGACAAGATCGACACCGATGAGGCTGTGGAACTCTATGCCGATGCGGTCGGCGTCTCGCCGAAACTCCTCCGGCCGGAGGAAGACGTTCAGAAGATTCGGGACGACCGGGCCGCGGCGCAGCAGAAACAACAGAACCTGGCCGCGATCGAGTCGATAACGAAGTCCACGCAGAACCTCGCCAACGCCGACACCGGCACCAATAACGCCCTTACCCAGCTGATGGGCGGTAACCCGACCGGCATGCCCGGCACACCCCCGGGCGGAACTCCTGGTATGGGAGGCATGCTGTAATGGCTCGTCGAAAGGCAAACGAGGTCACCCCGGAAGAGAAGGCTCGTCGGGCTCAGGAACTCGACGACATCGTTCATGTGATGCGAGATGCCGCCGGCCGACGCCTGATATGGCGGATGCTGGCTGACGCCAACATCTTCCGATCGTGCTTCACCGGAAATTCGCAGACGTTCTACCTTGAGGGTCGTCGAGAATTTGTGTTACCCTATTATCAGGACATCATGCAGGCCTGCCCCGAACTGTTCTGGCAGGCGCAGCAGGAAAATCTTTTGAAGAACGAAAACCAGGAGGCCACCAATGACGGTACCGATGACGCCGGCGGGCACGAATAACACGACTCCCGCCCCGGCCGCAACGACACCGGCTGCACCCGCGGCGCCCACCACCCCGGCTACACCCGCGGCGCCCACCACCCCGGCTACACCCGCGGCCCCGGCCGCGACGACCGAGCCCACCACCCCGGCCGCTCCGCCGGCCCCGGAGGGCAAAAGTCTTCTCTCTTCCGAGGCGCCTTCGGTTCCGGAGAAATACGATCTCAAGATGCCGGAAGGCGTCTCCCCGGACACGAAGATCCTCGAGGGGTTCGAGCCGCTCGCCCGGGAGATGGGGCTCTCGAACGAGAATGCCCAGAAGTTCGTGGACCTGTATGCCAAGCATGTCGCAGGCCTCGAACAGGCTCAAATCGCTTCCCTCGACACCCAGCGTAAAGAGTGGGTTGCCGAGTTCCAGAAAGATCCGAAGCACGGCGAGACGCTCTCCATGGCGAAACGTGGTCTTTCGGCTGTCGCGACTCCGGAAGCCATGAAGCTCATCATGGGGACATGGCTGGGCGATCACCCGGCCATCATCCACACCTTCGCGAAGGTGGGGAAGATCTTTGCCGAGCACACCATTCATACCGGCACCGAGACAACCAAACCGGCTTCTCTTCCGCCGGAACAGGTTCTCTATCCCAATCTCACGAAAAAATAAGGAGTTCGTTCCATGACGATGCCCAACAATCCGACCCTTCTCGACTTCGCCCGCCGCGAAGACTGCGATGGCAGCATTGCCACCATCATCGAACTGATGGCGCAGTCCAACGAGATCCTCCAGGACATGACGTTCGTCGAAGGCAACCTGCCGACCGGCCACAAGACCACGATCCGCACCGGCCTTCCCTCGGCCACCTGGCGCCTCCTGAACTACGGCGTCCAGCCCTCGAAGTCCACGACCCGCCAGGTCACCGATACGTGCGGCATGCTTGAGGCCTTCTCCGAGGTCGACAAGGCTCTCGCCGACCTCAACGGCAACACCGCCGCCTTCCGTCTGTCGGAAGACATGGCGTTCCTCGAGGCGATGAACCAGACCATGGCCGCCACTCTGTTCTACGGGAACACCGCGGTCGACCCCGAAAAGTTCGTCGGTCTGACGCCCCGCTTCAATACCCCCGATGCGACCGTCACGAACGGCACCCCGCAGTCGTCCGGCTACAACATCCTCGACGGTGGCGGCACGGGCAGCGTGAATACGTCCATCTGGCTCATCTTCTGGGGCCCGAACACCTGCCACGGGATTTTCCCGAAGGGCTCGAAAGCCGGCTTCTCGATGAAGGACATGGGCGAGCAGGTCCTCTACGACGACAACACGCCCCCGGGGAAGTACGTCGGCTACCGGACCCATTACAAGTGGGACACGGGCCTGACCGTCCGGAACTGGCGCTACATCGTCCGCATCGCCAACATCGACACCGCCAACCTCCAGTCCGGAACCGGCGCCGCCGACCTGGTCAAGCTGATGATCAAGGCTCTCGCCCGCCCGCTCGTCCCCGGCATGGGCCGCCCGGTGTTCTACTGCAACAGCCTGGTCCGCACCGCCCTCGAGCTTCAGATGCTCGAACGCACCAATCTGCACCTGACCTACAGTGAACTCAAGAACCCGGGTTCTCCGGTCCTGAGCTTCAACGGTGTGCCGATTCGCCGGTGCGATCAGCTTCTCAACACCGAGTCCGCGGTCACCGGCACCTTCGCCGCGGCCTAAGGCACCTTCCGCCCCCGGGGTTTCGCGCCCTGGGGGCTCCGCCAGTGAAACATCATAAGGAGTGAACACCCCATGATTCTCGATAAAAGTCTGATCCTGTGCAATGCCCAGGCCCTCCCGACCGACAGCGGCGCCACCAACGCCATGTCCACCGTTCTCGACCTGCTCAAGGCCGGCGACGCTCACGACGAGCTGTTCCTCGTCGTCACCTTCACCACGGCTCCGGCCGGTTCCGGCACCATCAACACCCAGCTTCGCACCCACACAGCGACGATCACGGCCGGCGTGGGCACGGTGCTGTGGGAGACCGGCGCGGTTGCCCACACCACTAACGTGGCGGGCAAGTCCTACAAGCTCCGCATCCCCCGCGGCTTGCTTCAGTATGTCGCTCTCCAGTTCGTCTCGAGCGCCACGCTGACCGCCGGCACGGTTGACGCCCAGATCGTGAAGGGCATCGACACCAACGACATGTGAGGATCTGCCACCAGGGGGTTGTAAAGGCCTCCTGGTGGCTGCCCTCCCGCGAGGAAACTCATGAAAGTACGCTGCATCGCTGACTGTTTTTACCAGGGCCGCGAGTTCCGGACGAACGACATCAAGTACCACGGGATCTACAATATCGAAGTGAAGCCCGGGGACAAGCTACCCCCGCATCTGGTCCCGGTCGAGGCCCCCAAACCCGCGCCGCCCGTCAAGCCCAAGGCCAAATCGGCCGTTGACGACGTCTTTTCGTAATCCTTTTTCGTGCCCACCGGGGCGGGGATATTTCGTCCCTGCCCCGTTTTTCTCTATATAGGGGGAATGTATGCCCACCTCTGCCATCGACATCTGCAACCTGGCCCTCTTGCGCCTGGGTCATGACGAGATCACCAGCCTGAGCGAGAAATCGAAGGAGGCCCGGTATTGCGCCCGGTTCTATGACCGGACCCGCCGAGCGTTGCTTCGGTCGCACGTTTGGAACTGGGCGGAACGGTTCGCGACCTTGTCTCTGCTCTCTGATACGGTCACCGACTATGATTACGTCTACGCCCTTCCGGCTGATTGCCTCCGGGTGATCCAGGTGGTGAACCCGGTCAACGTGGTCTACTCGTATTCGCCGAGCCTTCGGGTTGACCCGGCTTCCCAGATCGGGTTCGAGCTTCGGGCGATCGATGGCGCAGGGAAGGTTCTCGTTACGAGCCAGGCGGACGCCGAGATCCGGTATGTGGCTGACATCATCGACCCGAACGCCTTCGACGAGCAGTTCATCGACGCCCTCGCCCACAAGATGGCTTCCGAGATGGCGGTGCCTCTGGCGGGCAAGCCCTCCCTCCAGAAGTCCGAGTTGCAACTCTACATCCTCACCCTGAACGAGGGGAAGACGATCGACGCCAGCGAGAGCCGGACCCGGGTCACCGCGGGCGAGGATCTCGTGTCGGCCCGGAGGTGACATCGTGAGACTGATTCAACCTGCATTCGCGGCCGGGGAAATATCCCCTTCCCTCGGCGGCCGGGTCGATCTGGCGAAATACAAGATCGCCTTGAAGACCTGTCGCAATTTCATCGTCCACCGCCATGGCGGCGCCTCGAACCGGGGCGGAACTCAGTATCTCAACAACACCCTTGGCAACGCCCAGGCGCGGCTCATACCGTTCGAGTTCTCGGTCGAGCAGAATTACGTGCTCGAGTTCACCGAGAAAAAGCTGCGGGTGTTCAAGGACGGCGCCCTGGTGGAATCTACCCCTGGGGTTCCGCTCGAGGTGGTCTCTCCGTTTACCCTCGAACAGATCCTCGAGGCGCGATACACTCAGTCCGCAGACGTGATGTATCTGGTCCATCCGGATGTGGCCCCGCAGGATCTGACCCGGACCTCTCATACTGCCTGGACGTTCGCCGTGCATGGGACCACTGGCCCGACAATCACCAGCGGGATGAGCATTTTCTCTTCTGTTTTCACCGCCCCGAACCGGGCGGCGATAACGATCACGGCCATCACCGCAGCGGACCCGGCGCAGATTACGTCGGTCGGCCACGGCCTGGTTGATGATTTCCTCATCCGGATTACTGGCGTGGTCGGGACGATGGGCGCTGCGCTGAACGAGAAGATTTTCAGGGTGAAGAATCTGTCGCCGGTCGACCCAGACAATTTTCAGCTGATGGACATCAACGGGAACCCCTTCTCGACCGCCGGGCTCACATACACCAGCGGTGGGTCGGCCGAGTATCCCAAGAAAACCCTGTACTACAAGGTCATCGCGGTGAACGACGCGGGGGAGGAATCCCCCAACGGGCTTGCCGTTTCTACCGCGGTCGTCGGGAACCCGTGGCTCTCCGGGGCCGAGGTGGTTCTGACGTGGAACGCGGCGGTCGGTGGCGGCATCACCGGCTACAACATATATAGATCGGACAATTTTAACTCGATCTTCGGATTCATCGGCTACACCACGGGGCTGACGTTCCGCGACGACAACATCGCCCCGGATTACACCGACAGCCCGCAGATATCCCAGACCCCCTTCACCGGGGCGGGGAACTACCCTGGCGCGGTGGCGATCTTCCAGCAGAGGCTGGTGCTCGCTCGAACGGACAGCCAACCCCAGACGGTGTTTGCTTCGCAGACCGGGTTGTTCAGCAACTTTTCAACCTCGGACCCCCTGAAAGACTCCGACGCGATTGAGGCGACCATCGCCTCCAGGCAGGTGAACGAGATACGCCACCTGGTCCCGATTCGACAGTTGCTCGTGATGACATCCTCCACCGAATGGCTTTGCGGTGCCAACGGGCCGATCACCCCGACCGACATTTCGTTCGACGTCCAGGGATACCGAGGTTCGAGCGACGTCCCCCCGGTGGTCATCGGGAACACGGTCCTATTTCTCCAGCGTGGCGGCCAGGTCGTACGGGATCTCCGCTACCAACTCCAGGATGACTCCTACACCGGAGATGACCTATCGGTCATGTCCCCGCATCTGTTCGAGGGCCGGAATATCATCGCGTGGGCCTACCAGGGAAACCCCGATTCGATTCTCTGGTGCGTTCGCGATGACGGCGTGCTTCTTGGCTTGACGTATCTTCGGGAGCAGGAAATCTGGGCGTGGCACCGGCACGACACGAACGGGCTTTTCGAGTCCATCTGTTCGCTTCCGGGTGATCCAGGTCAGCCTGACGAGGTATATGTCGTTGTGAAGCGCCTGGTGAACGGTTCATGGGTTCGATTCGTCGAGCAGTTCCGCGACCGTCTTCCGGATGACGATCTGAGCCAGGCCTATTTCGTCGACGCCGGCCTATCCTGGGACAACCCCGTTGTGGTCTCCGGATTCTCCGGGTCAGGAACCAACCTCGTCACGACCGCTACCGCGCACGGGCTCGCGACCGGGGATTACGTCAGGATCACCGAGTTGCTGGGGGCTGGAGTAACCGGCACCCTTCTCTCCCTCGATGACCTCAATGACACCTGGTTTGAGGTTGAGGTGGTGGACGCGACCAGCTTCCGGATTCGGGATATCACCGGACCCGCGACGATTCCACCGACCACCTACCCCACCATCGATGCGGCCTTGTATTCGGCCTACATCTCGGGCGGGAAGGTGCGCCGCGGGGTCACGACGATCTCCGGGATGGACCACCTCGCGGAGATGGAAGTCGCGGTCCTGGCCGACGGGAACGTCCTGTCGTTGACCGTCTCGGCCGCAGGCGTGGTGACGCTCCCCCGGCGGTTCGCTACGGTTCACATCGGGCTTCCCTACACCGCGGACCTCGAGACCCTCGAACTCGAGGAACAAGGCCAGCTGTCGGGAAAACGCCGGCAGACCCGGGCGGCGATTCTTCGCCTCCTCAACACCCGCGGCGTCTTCGTCGGCTCCGATGAAGATCACCTCCTAGAACTGAAACTTCGCGGGAGCGAAGGATACCTCGAGGCGACCCGCATGTTTACGGGAGACAAGGATATAGCTATCAATACAAAATGGGCTCGGTCGGCTCGGATCATGATCCGGCAATCAGACCCGCTTCCGGTCACGGTTCTGATGACCGTTCCGGAGGTGGAAGTTGAAGAAGACTGAGTTCGACACCAACATTACAAGCGATCAGGCGCGGTGGGTGATCGGGCATATGCGGAAGTCCGACATCGACGAGATCTGGTCCGCGAACCGTCAGACCCCCGCTGACGCGATTATGCAGGGGCTGTCGGTATCCGTGTTCCGTTGGGTGGTCCGGATCGGGGCTCTCCCGGTTGCCATATGCGGCGTGGCCCCCTTGGGGTCGAATGACGCCCGCTTCGGGGTTCCTTGGCTTCTGGGCACCGACGGCATCGGCATGGCGCCGGTATCGTTTTTCCGGGCGTCGAGGAGGGCCTTGGATTCCTGCTACCCGCGTTTCCACCATCTCGTGAATTTTGTCGACGCCAGGAACGTGCTATCCTTGAAGTGGTTGGGGTGGCTCGGCTTCAAGATTCATCCGGCCAGGGAGTACGGGGCTGACCAGCTTCCCTTTCACCTGGCTGAAAAGGAGTTTTCCGAATGTGCTCAGTAGGATTGGCGCTCGGTCTGGTGGGTGGATATGCCTCCTACCAGGGGACGAAAATGCAGGCCTCGGCGCAATCAGCCCAGTATGCCGCGCAGGCGAAGGCGAACGAGTATTCGGCGATGGTGGCGGACAACAATGCCAAGATCGCCGAGATGCAGGCGCAGGACGCGGTGACCCGGGGTGAGCAGAAGAAACAGGAACTCACCCGGGAAGTCGGCCAGGTTCGCGGCGCCGGTCGAGCCGGGTATGCCGCCGGGAATGTCCAGGTCGGAACCGGGTCGGCCATGGCGTGGGAGCAGGATCTCTCCTCGCAGGCCACCCGGGAACGCATCGCGATTGACCGGAACACCGATCTCGAGCAGTGGGGTTTCAGGGTCCAGGCGCAGAACGAACGCAATCAGGCCGGCATGGCCCGGATGGGCGCCGCCAATGCGGCCGCCGCGGGCGGGATGGCTCGGGCCGCCGGCGGCCTCGCCGCGACGACCAGTCTGCTTTCGACCGCAGGGATGTTCGCGAACCAATTCCCCACGCCCCGCCGGCGCCGCTGAGGAGAAAAGTCATGCCCACCATACCGGTTTTCAAACCGAACACGAATCTCGCCGGGGTGCCGGGTGTTCGCCAGCAGGATTCTGCCTCCCCCGCCGCTTTCGGCGCCAATGTCGCGCAGGCCACCGGGCAGGTTGGCGGCGAACTGGCGCAGATGGGAGGGGAACTCTCCCGGCTCGGGGCTCAGATCCAGGAACGCCAGGACGCGATTGCAGCCAAGGACGCGTACCAGCGGGCTTCGGAACAGGTTCTCACGTTCATGCATGATCCCAAGGAGGGGATACTCTCGAAGCGCGGGAGTCAGGCACGGGGCCTCACGAACCAGGCCACCAAGGGCCTCGAGCAGATCCAGAGTGAGGTAGTGAAAGGCCTCACGCCGGCGCAGCGCCGGCTATTCGATTCATTTTGGGATGGCACGAAGCAGTCTTCGATCACCGCATCGGCCCGGCATGAGGCTGACCAGATCCGAGTGGCCGAGGACCAGACGAATGACGCCATCATCGCGAGCGCCAGCTCGGCCGTGGCGGCCAATGCGTACGACCCGAAAACGATTCAGCACCACATCGAGGTCGGGGTTGGCACGCTCGCCTCGAAACACCGCGGTGCTACGAAGGACGTATTTGATCGGGCAGTCATGGAATTCAAGACGGCCGCGTTCTCTGGAGCGGTTCACCGGATGCTCAATGATGGCCGGACTGCGGAAGCCAAGGCGATGTTCGAGCAGCACAAAGAGGAGATGGACCAGCGTCTCACTGGCGACCTTGAGAAGACCATCAACCACATGAACGACCAGGCTTTCGCTCAGAAGATGGGCGATGAACTCAGCATGAAATACCCCTCCCCGGAAGACGAAGACAAGGCCATGGCTGAGATTCAGAAGACGATTCAAGACCCGGTGAAGCGGGCCCTCGTCGAAGCCAGAACCCAGGCTCTCTTCGCTGACAAGCGCCGGTACGAGCAGGCGAGATTGCAGGCCCGGGTCGAGCAGGTAACCGGTACGGTTTTCGCGGCGCCCTCCATGGCGGCCGGGCGCTCGATCGTCGATGGGATCACCGATCTGAAAGTCCGGGCCCAGGCCGAGCAGGCCTTCCGGATTCGGTTCGCGGAAGACCTCCAGCTTCGGGCGCATGCGCGTTCGATTCAGATGTCCGAGGCCGCGGAGAAACGCCGGGAAGGCCGGCAGGAGGCCAAGTTCGATCAATACCAGCAGGTATACGAGACCATCGCCCCGCTGGCTGATGGCGATCCCACCAAACTGACCGGGATCATCCGGAAGCAGTATTCAGGCGCTGACGAGGAAAACCTCGTCCGGTATGCCCTGGGTCGGATGCAGGAAGAGAGACCCCGGACTGCGAAAGCCACGCTCCGGGAGCAGGTTTTCCGGGAGGGCGCCAAGCAGGAAACCCTCACCCGCATGCGTGCGTTCATCGATCAGGAAAGAGATGCGGGCCGGGCGGTCACCCCCGACCAGATTCTGGCGAAGGTTACCTCCCCTGAATTCACCGCGGCCGATGGCTCGCCGATGATTGATGACCAGGGCGTGAAGGATCTGGCGAAGTACTCGGCCGGGCAGGGCAAATACGGCGAAGTCAGCTCCGCGGACGTCAATAATGCCATTCGCGCGCTGGGCCTCAAGACCACTACAGGGAAACCGAAAGACTCCGATGACTTCCCCGGCATCTACGAAATGGTCCTGGCGCGGGTCCGATCGGGGGAGAAACCGACGCACCTGGATTTGCAGAACATCGCGAAACAGATTCTTGTGGAGCAAGCTGGAACCAAACCGGGGATGCTCGGTAGCTGGTGGAGCGTGAAACCCGCCACCGCATACGAGGCCGTGAAGTTGGGAACTGCGTTCAATGTCGCTGCCGACCCTGCGGATGCGGCCTTTTTGCGGTCGATGGCGATGGCAATTCCGCAGGTGACAAAGATGTATCACGGTATGAAAATCGATGAGGACCAACAGCAGGAGTTCATTGATCAGGTTCTGGCACCGGAGTTGACAACCGGGCAACCGCCGGTGTTCCCTATCGGATCGGATGGCAAGGGGTTACATATACCTAAGGTTCAGGAATTCTTGGCCTGGTCTCGACGGGAGCATCAGGAACTATTCAAGAACCCGGCCAATCTGTCTATAAAAGCCGTCGCTCGTTTGTATAACTTGTACCAGGAGAGTTTCCGCAATGCCCAAAAATGAGTTCAACCCGTTCGCGATCTCTGGTATCACGGGGGAAACCAAGGCTTCCGATTCCATGGTGCTTCCCCAGGATGAGCTCGACCCGCTCATCGGACCGGCTGACACGGGGAAACCTCAGACGTCTCAGGCATCCGATTCGCTGGCGCTCGCGGCCAGCATGGACCCCACGAAGGAAGCCTATTACAAGGAACTCTCCACGAAGAGTGGAATCGAAGTCCCATTTCTACGGACCTTGGGCCCGGATAGTCTGAAGACGATCGAAAACAACCCCGGACTGTTCCTCCAAACGGAGTCTCTCCTGAAGTACTACGAAGACCCGAACCGGGCTGCCATCTCATACGACGACGCCGGGAATCTCGCGGCGGCCGAAGAGAAGTGGACCAGGTTTCGTCGTGATCGCGATGTCACGTTCCAGACACCCCGGGCAGAAAAGGAACGCGAGGCCATCATCGACCTGTTTCCCGGCCTTCTCGAGCAGGGAAAGGCCGGTGTTGTCGGCGGCGCCGCGGGCGTCGAGGCCGGCCGAGTCGGGACCAATTTCTTGATGAAGCAGTGGCGCGGCGAAACGATCTCCGCCGAAGAAGAGGCATACGCGCAGGAACTCAAGACGCTCATGCGCGAATCAGAGGAGACGAAACAGAAGGCCAACTTCCCCCAGCGATTGGTTTCGGAAACTGGGTACATGGTGTCGATGATGGCGGGTCTGGGCGTGATGACTGCGCCCGAGACCGTCGCGGGAACAGTCGGCGGCACGTTCGGCATGATCATGGCGACCGGGATGAACCCGATGTCGTTTTCCACGCCGGCTCTCACCGCCATGGCGGCCACCGCCTTCGCCGGAAGCGCATCGGCCGCGTCGAAAAAGGCCATCTACAACCTCGAAGCGGGCAATGCTTTCCTTGACCTCCGCGACGAGGCCGATGAATTCGGAAACAAGATCGACCCGAAAGTGGCCGCGGTGGCGGCCCATGCGGTGGGCCTCATCAACACCGGTCTCGAGGTTGCCGGTCTCAAGGCGATGTCGAAGATCCCCGGCATCGGAAAATACATCGGAACGCTCACCGGGGAGGAGATCTCCACGGGGGCGAAGCTGGCGCTCCGAGACCCCATCTTCCGGGAACGCGTCCTCGAAATCGTCAAGAACATGGGCGCTGGTGCTCTTGGGGAGACCTCGACCGAGATGCTACAGGAAATCCCACAGATGATTTTCGGGTATGCGGTGAAGGCGTACGAGAACAAGAAGGGCAACACCGCATTCAAATTGCCGGAAGGCTTGATCGGGACGGACGAGAAGTCGGTGATCAATCTCTCCCAGATCACCGACTTC